TACTGTAGATGACGCAAATTCAATTTTGGGCAGCGATTTTGCACCAGACAGTGATAAAGCTCGTCTGGTAAAGCTGGCTAATGTATGGATGAAAAACAGAATTGGTTTTATACCAGATCCTATTGATCCACTTCTTAAGGACGCGGCTTGTGAAATTATCAAAGGAATTCTGGCCAAAGTAATTTATAACGGCAAAGACCAGCAGTTGAAGCGTAAGAAAGTTAAAGCTGATTCTGTTGAGTCAGAAAAGGAATACCAAGACGGATCTGAAGCAATTTCTAGCTTTGAACAGATAGCAATTGATTTTATTGATTCACTTGATTTGAAAGATCCAAATGCAAGTTTTAATGGCTTTGGCATACCTCTTTACAGGGCATGATATGGGCTTACGTGACGAAATTCAGGCAGAGATTGCTGAAGCATTTAATGATGATTTAGCGGACGCCGTTCATATTTTTACTTGTGAGAGGATCTCAAAAACTAACTGGGATCCTAAAACTGAAACGTATGTTGAAGTTAAAGAAAACTATTCCGGCCGTGGTGTTCTGTTTGGCTCTTACAGTCAATATGAGATCCAAACACTTGGAGTATTGGCAACGGATAAGAAGGCGACCGTGCTTCAAAATGAAGTAACTATGACTCCAAAAATTGATGATGAGTGGGAAACTGTCCTAGGTTCATTTAGAGTTATTAATATTCAGCAAGATCCTGCCAGTACAATCTGGAAATGTCAGCTTCGAAAAGTGTAGGGGCTAAAATGGTTAATCCTGATTATGTTCCTGAATGGTATATCTCGCCTTTTCAACATGTGCAGTACACGCTTGCTCGAAATCAACTACACATGGATTTGTTATTTGAAGATATGGATAAGGCCGATCAATTTTTGGATATGGGAGCGGATGCGCAAGTTAGTACTTTTTCTGATGGCGCATATGCAATCGTCCAAATTGGTGATACGGCGGATAAAGACCGAATTCAAGTTTATGGATTGCTTTTACATGAAGCTGTTCATGTCTGGCAAAAGATTAAAAAGCTCATGGGTGAACGAGAACCGAGCTCTGAGTTTGAAGCTTATTCAATTCAGGCGATCGCTCAGGATCTTTTTAAGATGTATGAGGAAAGCGAGGTTAAAAGTCATGGGGTGGAAGGGGAAAAAGCCGACTAGTTTTAGTCTTGATGTGTCTAAAGCGGCAGAAGACCATGTGAAGAATATTGTCATGGATACTGTGCAATCCTTAGTTAATTTAAGTCCCGTCGATACTGGAGCATACCGTGCTTCACATATTGTTTCGGTTGGATCTGGTGACTATGACATACGTGTACCTGAAACTAACCCAATTCAAGATGCTGCTATTCAAGCTGTAAAGATTAAATTGGGCAATTTGGTCTACATACAGAATAACCAGCCTTATGCTGAGCGCTTAGAAAACGGCTGGTCTGATCAAGCGCCACAAGGTATTTATGGCCTCACTTTTAATTTTATTTCTCAAAAGTACGGTGGCTAAAATGGCAATGACTTTAGAGCAGACTAGGCAAGCTATTATTGATCGCATGCAAAGCTTTACAGGTATTGCTCAGGAACGGATTCAGTATCCAAATGCACCAGGCTTTACTGTACCAACAAAAGGTGTATGGTGCCGCTTAACGATTGCAGGCGGTCCGAGTTTTACTTCAGGTATTGCAGATAAGCCATGTACTCGCCGTACCGGTAATATCATGGTTCAATGCTTTGCACGTCCCAATTCAGGAATAATTGAAATCACAAAATTGAGTGATGCATTACTTGCTCATTTTGAATATTTCACAATCGAACACTTAGAATGTTTGAATGGCCAATCTATTTATGCGGGTAAAGATGCTGACTTCATTCAATACAATGTATCAATAAGTTTTTTAGTTAACTAAAGCACATAACAAACCAATCTTTCACTACCACCTCATCGGTGGTTTTTTTATGTCTAAAGGAAACACTTATGAGCAATCATGTTTTTAAGCGTGGTGACACATTCAACTTAAATTTGCAGCTAGTTGATACGGATGATGCACTGCAATATCCAGCCAATGATGTACGTCGAGCAATCGATTTAACGGGGTATACCTTTACTTCGCAAGTTAAAACTCTGGACGGAACCGCCGTAGCAACGTTGACTTGTGCAGCGTTAAGTCAAAGCACTCAGAAAGGCTGGCTCAATATTAAATCAGGAACAAGCACTGCAACTTGGCCTTTAGGGCTGTGTCAGATGGATATTAAAGCTGTAGTTAGTGGTACTACGCAGCACACTGAGACTCTGACTTTTCAGGTAATTGATGGGGTAACTGCATAATGGCAAATCTAGTCTTTAAATATTCTTGGGATCATCGGCCTTATCCCTATAACTCAGCTCAAGGTAAGCGGCAATTTATGCTGCCTTTTGCTTCGGGTATTCCAAATTTGACACCCGATATATCTCAAGTACAAGGAGCAGGTACAGCAGCGCAAGGTACATTAACCATTGCTCGTGATGACTCTACACCTGGACGAGTACTTAAAGTTGGAGATTTCGGACTTGGTACGTCTATATTGCATTCTGAAGGAAAGATCTTATATAAAACTGGATTTCAGGGTTTAGCTGGCAGTGTGACAGGCTTAAGCTTTCCACTTCAATGTGTTGTGTTCGGTTGGAGTAATTTAGTATCTGTACTAGGGATTAGTGCTGCGACTAAAAGAATGTTTTTCAATAATATTCCAATCAATGTTGACCCTCAGATTCTTAATTCAGACTGGATTGAAGTTCGAACAACAGCAAATACTACGGTTGATGCAAATGGTTTTGTTAAATCAGCCTCACCAATTGTTAAACTTTTTGCAGGATCTATTGAATTAAATGATTCAGCAAAAAAACAACCAGTCGAATTTGAAAAGATTGATGTGGGTAATTACTTACTCAAAGGGTCATTAGGTTTTGCTCAGGAAGGTTGGTATATCGAAGTACCTAAGGATGCCAACGGTAATACGGTAGTAGCAGTTGAATATTCAACCTTAGAAAATGGTGATCTTTCTATTAAAACTTATAAACGTAAGTTTGATATTGAAAAAGCTGCCATTGTTGCTGATCACGACAATCCGCTAGATATTCCTGAAGGCCGCTGGATTGATATCCGTTTACATGAAGAGCCTGAACCCGTGCCTGAAGAAATATTGAGTGAAACACCAGTTGAGTTCCAGCCTACTAACTTATCTCAGGCAGTAGCTGCAGCCATGAATGGCGTGGAACCGCCAGAAATCTCAGACACAGACGAAACACTTTAATAACCCGCTTAAAAAGCGGGTTTTTTATTGCCTAAATTTTGGAGAACCATAAATGAGTTCAGGCGCAAAAATTCGATTATATGCTTGTGAGGAAGCAGTTTTAGGAACAACTCCTGCAAATCCAGTCTGGTACACCGTTCGCCGTGTTACTGATAGTTTGACTGAAAATGTTACTACTGAAGATAGCAGTGAAGTAGTTGATTCACGTTTTCGCCAAGGCGCTGTTGTAACGGAAGCCGAAGTAACTGGTCAACTAGAGTTTGAATTATCACTAGGTACCTTTGACTTATTCTTAAATGTTCTCGCTTTCAATAACTGGGCTGCAAATGCTTTAAGTTTTGGTGGTGGAGTACGTAAGTCTCTTACCTTGGTAAAAGTCTTTGAAGATATTGGTCAAGTCTTTATTTATCGTGGTATTCAAGTGAATACAGGTGAAATGACGATCCAGACCACAGGCAAAATCACTGGTAACTTTGGTTTAGTAGGTAGCTCATTTACGCGACAGCAGGTTAATCCTGTTACAAATCCTATTCCAGCATCGACTCGCCCTCTGGTGAGTATGCCAAATGTTGAAAAGCTACTTATTAATGGTCAATCAATTCAGGGTAAAGCTTGTCTGCAGACACTTACCATCAACTTTAGTAATAATCTGGAAGCGATCCGTTGTATCGGTTCTGGTAAGTACACGCCTGAGTTTTACTTAGAGAAAATGATGGATATTGGCGTAAATGCTAATTTCATGTTTTCAGCAACATCTGCTTCTTGGATTGATGCTATTAAAACCCGTGATGTATTTACATTGACCTTCGATATTACAGATACCAAAGGCAGTAAGTACTCGTTTAACTTCCCGCAACTTGAAGTTAAGGAAGCAAATCACCCTGATGGTGGTGGCGATGACATTATTACAATAGATATCAATTTTGCCCAAGTGCGTACCAGTCCAACGATTGTACGTGCTCTTGTGTAATCAACTTATTCAGTAACAAAGCCTATGGAA